TTGTTTTCTTTGCCATAATTATTGAATTTTATTGTAGTCCTGATTGTATAAATCTTCAACGTCTTCGTTGAATTTCTCGTAGATAAACTCTCTGTAGTTTTTAACTGAATTGTAAATGCTAGTAAGAGATATTTTAGTTTCCTTAGCAACATCTCTTAGGCTCATGTCTGTCATAAAGTAAAGCTTAAATAGCTTCTCGTCATACCAGTGCCAATCCTTTATCTCAGCTAATATTTTTTCTATTACCACATGATTTGCTCTTTCCATCTCAAACATCTCTATGTCATCGTCTAAACTAGAATCACACAGCTCGTCATTATAAGTCTGTAGATCTTCATTATTGAAGTCAAACTCTTTTAACTCAAAAGCATGAAACTTCCTTTGCTGGTTAAACCAGTGGAAGAATACATTTTTAATGGTAACAAATATGTAAAAGGAATTTATTTCGTCAGTGTCTTCGTCATAGATCTTTGTGATATCTGTGACATACTTATCTATACGCAGGTACATGTCTTGTACTATGTCATCTGCTAGATTATCATCGCCACAAATAGAGATAGCCATATGACGCCATCTGTCGTGATCTCTGGAAAGTAATTTAAGCTTATCCATCTATTATTATTGATATCCCAAAAACAAATACCAAGATTTGTATCATCTTGTAGGGATGATCTTCAGAATCTCCAGCCATCTCTGAAGTGATGTAATTTATTCCAACAGCTAGTCCGAATATCTTAAAGAATTGTACTGTAAACATATGTTAACAAATATAGTTAATAAACAGTTAATAAACAAGCTTTATGGTTATGCAATCTGATTCACCATAAAACTTTTTTAAGCTCTGTACTTCAACAATATTTTGATCCTGTTCAAACACTAATCCTTCTAATGCGTCAATAAAAGCCTTATTAAGATTATCAAGAAGGTCAGGTTTTGTTGTTTTAGGCAACTCACTGACCCTCTTCTTTTTAGAGAAAGACTTAGGGTATGTAAACTGATAATGCAGGTACTCCACTATAATGGGGGTACCTGCACCTATCATTTCAAATCCTGTTGGCAACTGATCTTTTGTCAATCTTCGAACATAATTTTTAAAGTCTACTATTTTCTTTGGTGTGTATGCTATTCCGTTTCTTCCTAGTTTTACAGATTGGTGTGGTTGTGGTGTAATGTTGAACTTAAGTATTAGTTCCATATATTAATAGTTTAGCATTTTATCTACTGCGTCTACTACTACAGGTAGACCTTCTTTGTTTATCTCAAAGTAAAAGTTCTCAAAAGGATAACTCCTAGACCTCTTACACTTGACTTCTACTAAGTTAGTGTTTTCCTCGTCAACTTGCAACTGAATTACAGTTTCAGCTTTCTTCTCTAGATATGATCCTAAATGCCCTACCATTTTATCTGAACCGAAATTGCTGTGAATTACCAGCATTATATGTATGTCAAGCTCTTCAGTCCATCTCATTACATGCTGTACTAATTCTGAAGACTCCTTCATGTCATTTGAGTCTATACACAAGTCAGCAATACCATCTATAATAACCATTCCTAAGTTTTCTGAATGCTCATATAAATACCATTCAATAAACTCTAGCCTTTCTTTTGGTCCATAAGATCTTAAAGCATAAGTCTGATAACATTCATTCTGTAGGCCTGTCATTTGCAATGGCCTCCTGAATGATTTCTGGGCATGGTATCTGCCCTGCTCTGTATCGAAATGTGCCAGACATTTACCTTTTCTAAAGCCCTTCATATTACCTGTATATTTACTAAAATCTCCTAAGTAAGCAGCGGCTATTAATGATGCGAAAAAAGTTTTCTTGCTTTTTGGTGGTGCCTGTAAAGTACTGAAGTTACCATAAGTTCCAATTGGTATTGGATACTTTTCGTCTTTAGATCTAAATTCTCCAAAGGAGACAGCAGTTGGTGGGTAGGCTATATCTTCAGAAGGGTCTATGTAAGATGATTCTAATATATATTTGAACTTCTGAGAATCAGAATCTTCTGTTTGCATTAATTCTATAGTCATGGGACATCCTGTTGTAATTAATAATATCTAAAATTAATGGCTCTAAGTCGCTATTAACATAATCATCCCCTATAGCATTACCTCCTTGCGTTATGATTCTGTTGTTTATGTCAAACTTTAAGTCTTGTAACTGAACTTCTTTACCTTTGGCCATGACCTCATCTACATGTTTAACAATAAAGTTAATGAAGTATTCTGGATCAAAAGGTATATTGTCATCTTTCTTTAATTCCATTACTTGGCGTAACATCCATATAACACATGTCTCTAGCATGTATTTGGTAGTGTTCTCTCTTTCTGAAATTAAGTCATTTATTAGGGCTATAGTAGAGTTCATATCCTCCCTATCTCTTTTTGATACCCTTATGTTTTTAGCAGATAGCCTCTCCTTAAGACGACCTACTGATCTTAGTTGAAATTTTATACTCATAGTAGTGATTATTTTAGAAAAAAAGAGGCAGTTTAAATACTGCCTCTTTTCCACACATCAAACATAAATTAAAAGTCTAATCCATCAGATACCTCTTCTAATTTTTTAGGAGCATTGTAAGGTACTGTTACAATCTCTCCTTTGGACCATACGGCTTTACCGTTACCAACATATTTCTTGTCAGTTTTAGATTCTCTCTCTTCTTTAGATTGGGTGTGATAAACAGCTACGTTTTGATTGTACTGATTGATCTCATCCCTGATTAAGATGTCTACGTTTAAATACTTAGAAGTTCCCTTCTCTTTGATTAATGATTTATCAATCTTAGATAAATCGATACTTACTGATGCAATTGCTGCCATAATAAAAAATAATTAAGAAATTAATAATGATTTTACTTCTGCGGATACTTTGTATTTTTTAAGTACCTCGTTAATGTCTCCACCTTTACCTAGAAAGGTTTTGATTGCCCCAAACTTAGGGTGTGACTCAGTTAACTCCATCTTAGCTCTGTTAGGGCTAACATCTGGTTTGTGGTCGTTAGATGCGTCAGGATCATTCTTGGTGTCATCTATCAAAAACATGCCGTTAAGACAGTATTTACGAGCATACGAGCTAGAGGCCCCAAACGATTGTCCGACATCCATACCTTTTCTGTTTACATCTATACCTGCTTGAGCTGTAGACTCAAATTTGTTTCCTTCAGTATCCATAAGGATAGCTCTAGATTCAGTGTACATGAAACCAGTTTCGGTTTCTTTCACAGTGTCTGTGATAAAAAGGGTTAATCCTTCTTCCTTCAATAGTGGCTTAACGGATTCCAAGATGTCCTCACAGGATCGATACTTGTACTTTCCAAAAGCGTTGGTTTGGTTCTTAGGTGCTTTTAGCTTTGTTTGCACACTAAGCAATTTAGTAAAAATAGTCATATGTAAAAAATAATTAAAGTGTTTCTAAATGAAGTAGTCTTCTCTTAATCTAAGATATTCCTGTATGGCTACTTCTCTAAATTCAGAAGGACACTCAGGGTCTAGTAAGTCTACTATTAGTTGTAAAGCATCATGGAATAGACCGTCTAAGTCGTCTATCCTTTGCTCACAATCTGACAGCTCTTTGTCGAGCTTGTTAATTGTCATGTCCTTTAGTTTGATAACTTCGTAGGAATGATTTTGAAATGTTTCTTGATTCATAACTTATTTGTTTGATACAAATGTAAGCATATTAAATCTATTCTACCAAATGTTAATATGTTAAAATTTTGTTAAAAAGTATTTTTGGTAGTATTAAACTAAGTATTATATTAAGTATTATATTAAGTATTATACTATTATTATTAATATCTCTATAGAGATATATTAATAATATATATTATACTAAGTATTATACTCAAGTATTAAACTTAGTATTACACTTGGTATTAAACTTAGTATTATACTGGGGTTTTTAAAGTTCTGTCTTTGCTTAGTACAATAAGCATTGGATCTTTAACTTCATCATTATCTACATAAATGTAATCTGGACCTATACCAATTCGGTGGAAGCCCACTTCAAGGAGGGCTGCCACCATTCTTAATCTTAATTTAGGTACTTTACAATGTATTACTGCTGCTTTACCAAGCAAGTGTGGACTGTCATCAAGCATGATAAGATTCTGCTTGTAAGACTGGCTTATATAGCCTCTAAGTATCTTAAACTTAAAGTTGCATAAATATCTAGCTTCATCCAGCATTACTAGAAATTCTCTGTCCATATGACGATATCCTGATCCTTCAACGTAAGGACAGTCAAATTCACTGTAATCAAAATATCTAATGAAAGTTCTGTTCATGATAGGCTGTTTAAGGCCATTTAGAAGCGATTTAAGAGACTTTTAGTAAAAAGTTATATTAGTAGCCGTAAAAGAATATATTGGCCTCCTCTTGTCTTCTAATCGCTAAATCTTTGTGAAATCTGTTTTCTATTTTATTCCACCTAACAAATTGCAGTGCAACTGCTGTGTCGGTGTGATCTTCATTTGCTCTTCTAAGTAAGCCTGAAGACTTAAAGCTTCCTATTCCAACGCTGTAGCAAAAAGATACGAGGATGTCGAAGTGGTGTTGCTGAAGCTCAAATGTGGCATACTTACGGACACACTCTTCATACTTGTGGATATAGAACCGTAGTAAGTAATCTCCATGTAACCGTTCAATAGGTCCGTCACTAATTCGTACTCTAGTTCCATTTTCGTAATGTGTAGATCCGTAGCCTATAGCTACCCTATTAAATTTATTGATAAAGGGATTTGGATTAAACCCTTCATGTCTTTTAATGAACTCAATTCCTTGTTCACTAATAACCATCTTGATGTTGTAATAGCTCTTTACCTATATTCTCATCAACATTGTCTCTAATAGCTCTGTAGATAGCTCTACTAAACCTTCTAACCTCTTCTTTTTCAGTTTTAGTGCTGTCAATTCCTAAGTTAGTGTACATGTTAGAATCAGCTTCTAAAAGCTCATCTAGTCTTTGCTGGACTGTCTTCTGATAGTCTTCAGCAATTTGTAGTATTTCTTCTTTTGTCATACCACTAAGATACAAAATTATTTGTTATCTTTCACAGCACTTCCAAAATAGTATCCAAAAATGCTTAGTGCAACACCCTCTACAATACCGATCATGTGTATGAATATCTCTTTGTTTGTTTCTGGTACCTCTGTAGAAACAACTGTATAAACTAAGAATGAAAAAGCTAATAAACCTACAATTCCTGTAGCATTAAACATCCAGTCAGTACCATACTTTCTTAAGTTGACTTCTCTGGTTCTTGCTGAATCTCTATCCATTACTTCAAGCTCATAAAGCTCTACAAGCTGTCTATGAGCCTCTGACTTGTCGTCATCAGACATATTATCATCTTTGTCAATTAAGTTCTTTACGATGCCTAATATGCCTTTATCTGGCAATACATTACCTATTACGTCTAATATGCTTGGTGCAGTTTCCTTGAGGAACTTCCCAAGCTTTGTCTTGTTAAATGGTTTCTTATCCATCAATATGTCCAAATTACATTAGCAACCTTACTTGGATCTCTGTCAACATGAATAAATGTATCTGCAATACCTATTCTGTTTAAACCAACTTTTAATAATGCACTTACTATTATATGTCTTGCAGCACTATTATTACAGGCTATATCAGCAGCTAATCCCTTAAGATGTGAAGAGTTGGCAGAGGCCTTATAGCCTCTAGCCAACAAATCTTCGTTGTACTCTTTGGTTCTATAGCCACTTGTAATTTTAAACGGTATATCACATAATGATCGTGCTTGGTCAAGTCTACTTAAAAACTCCATATCCATAGCTTCACCACTACCCACAACATCAGGACTATCAAACTCAGAAAGTTTAAAATATTTCATATAATCTTACCAATTAACATGCTAGTTAAAATCATAATAACAAACCAGAATAACCCAAATTGAAACATTTCAAATGGAGTACCGTTCTTTTTTTCGTACAACCAAACTCTAAGCATTATATACCTAAATTTGATTTCATTCATTATTTTTCTCATCTTTCAATTATTTCGTTAATCCTCTTTAAATCTTTTCTTACTCTTTCCCTTTCTAACTTGACCTCTAATATCTCTCCTTCAAGTACTCTAATGTCAGGGAATACATAAGTATTTTGATTGTATCTTAATCCTTGTATCTCGTTCTCTGTGTCTGTTATTCTGCCCTCTAAATGGGTGTACAGTAATACCGCACTACCAACTAATATAACTATCTGTATTAGCCATTTAATATTGATTGATATTCCTGCATCGTCATTTAGCTTAGGTAGATTTTCTCCCATTAATTTTGTCTTTCAAGTAATAGAATAATTCTTTTCCTAATAGACCAAAGAAACCACCGACAAGACCAATCATAGCTGCTTGTGCTACTCCCATTAATGATACAGTTGATATGGCTGTAAAAGTAAAGCCGCTAATGAATGATATTTTATTATCAAGCCCCATAATCAAAGTATAATTGTAAATAACTTCCTACAAAACCAGGTATTGATTGATAACCTGCACTTATATATGTTTGAGAAGAATTAAAATTTACACCTATACTTCCATAGTACGCCGCCACATATGATTGATTACTAAAACTATTTCCCCCATATGAGCGAAGATTTATTGATGCAAGTGCAGTAACAGTCGGTGCGTGTGGATTTACATATAATTGACTAAAGTTTGTGGCATTAGTACAATAATCACCCTGACCGAAACCTCTAAAATCAAATGTGTAACTTTGTATATTATTTACAGAAAGGTCTTGAAATGCATAGTTAGCAAGTCCACCTGTATAAGGATTAACATAATATTTACTAACCTCAGCATATATAAAGTCACTTCTATTCATATCTGTAACTCCAACATAAATTTGGTCACCTCCTCTTGCATATGTAGGTGTAAATGATTGTACTGTTGTAGCTTGAACTCTACTTCCGTAAGTTGTTCCTATTAAGTTTGTAGCAAATGCCCAAACATAAAAAGTTGTATTATCATTTAAACCCGTTACGTTAAGCAAATAACTGCCTGTTGTTCCACTTACAGTATATTTGGCATTATTCGTTGGTGCAGCACTATTTGTACCAACATAAAAACCTCTTTCAGTTATTGTACCACCACCGTCTGATGTTACGTTTCCATTTGCTCTTAATGTTGTTTCTCCTACATTACTTATTGCATTTGTCGTTACACTTGGTGCTATTGCATCTACATATCCATAAAAGTCAGACATTGAATCTGGCTCTGAAAAACCTGCTGAATCAGACATAGCACCTAAAGACACATCTGACTGTGGTACTCCAAGTTCTATACCTATATCCGCATATAATCTTAACTCTCCACTACTTGGTACTGCCATAATTAATCATTTATTAGTTCTTCAAATCCACCTACAGTTTTTAATATATCGTATGCCTGTTCAGTATCGTTTTTGTTACTTGTAAAATCTAATGTTTGCGAACTTACAAAGTCTTGATATAAATGAGAATTTATATCATTTTCTCTATCGCTTTTACTTTCATAAACCCTATAGGTTATATTAAACAATGTTTCGTTTTTTCCTCTTGCTTGAAATTTCCAGCTATTTATTGAATGTACGGTTATATATGCATTATCATACTCAGTTGATACAGTATCGTAAATAGGGGATTCAATTTCTTCTGTTGTACCTGCTTTTTCAAAATCAGGATGCCCATCAGGCAATTCAGAAGGATAATTTACTGTTACTATTTCAGTTTCTGTTTCGGACTGTATTTTTTCTGTTTTAGTCCATTTTCCTACTAACGCCATTATTTAGATTTTAAAGATTCAACTTCTGCTTTCAACTCTTTAATAGCTTCAATTAATGCAGGTACTAATTTTTCGTACTTAACTGCTTTAAATCCACTATCTCTATCAGTTACCAACTCTGGAAATACCGCTTCAACTTCTTGAGCGATTACTCCAATGTCGTGACCTTCATAAACATCTTGCTTAGAGTTCCAATCAAATTCATAACCACCTAACTTGCATACTTTATTCAAAGCACCTTCAATAGGCTTAATATTGTCCTTTAATCTTTTGTCAGATGAATAATAAGCTACAACATCGTTAGTTGCTCTAATTAATCCTGCCGTTGTTGGGGCAGCAGTACCTACTCCTAAACTATTAACCTCTACATCAGTTGTGCTATCTATTTTTGCACCTGTTACTGCATCGTCAGCAATAGTTAATGCTACATTCCCTGTAACATCCCCTGTATGGGTTTGGTTATAAAGATTAACCGCACCTTCTGCTAAGTCATCAGTATCTGTAAGCTGACTGCCATAGAGTTCAGTAAAGTTGTCATTTGTCTTGATAAAGGCATCTCTTAACGGATCACCGCTGTTATCATTAGGAGCTGCTCCAATATTAATTACTTGTTTTGCCATTTTTTTATTTTTTAATATTTAGTTTGATCTGATGTATATTTATTTGTATCCGCTGAAATTAATGTTGTATCTGCTCTAAAGTAACTTCCGTCTGAATCAAAAGGATATATTATTCCCCATCCGTTAGGTTCGTTTACGTTTCCAAACCAACTAACCTCGTATATCTTTCCCCAGTCTATGTTGTTTGCCATTTTTTATTTTCTTTAAATAAGCCTGAAGCTTTACTATGTTAATCTTTTTTGGTTTATATGTTGTCTTTTCTTTTTCTATCATAGAACCCAAGAATTAAAACTTTCTTTTCTGTCAGGATACATACCTCCATTTGTACTTTGATTATACTCAGGATACAATTGGCTGTTAAAATCCATATAGTCTAAAAACCTTCTAGTATAGAACTCAGCCTTATCTTTACATGTTTCGACCAAACTTTTTATTTCTGTCATCTCAGGTGTTTCAGAGTTTTCACTCCTATGTTTAAACACTCCACCGTTAGATACTTGAAATGGTGCGAACAAGTAGTAATCAGCTTGTGCGTACCATATTAACATGGGACCTATATAACTATCTAATAGCAACTTGTAATTTGAATTACCAGCGTCATTTATAGTGCCGCTGGTAATCAATAACTGTAATCTATTATATAATAAAGTACCCAAATAATTCTGTATATGTATGTCTTGAGCTACGCCAATAAATTGTATAAATTTATCAGCATCTACATTACCTCCGATAATTGATTTTCTTCTTAGCTCTTCAGTTGTTATAAATAATGCCTCCATCTAGTCTTCCTCTTTTTTAAACATATTCTTCATTTTAGAAAGGAAATTCCACTTATCACTAGACATCTTTTCTCCTGTCTCCTCTTCTTTTCTAACCTTAGTAGAGATATTTTCTAGCTCTGTAAATTCAATAGGTTGTAAAGTAACAAAGTATAGGTTTAAGTAAATACCATTAAAATTAAGGATCTCATTGACAGCATCTATAATTGCTGTCTGAAATGGTCTAATAACTACGTTGTCCATGATCACAGAAGCCGTTCTAAGCTCTTCTGCGTTGTTTCCGAACCCTGTGTTATCTTTGATACCTAAAAGTATAGGAGAAACGATCCTATGGCCTAACATAATCTTCTCTCTACTTTCATCTGCATAGAATTGGTATTGAGCATGAGCGTCTGGTAAGTGAATAGCTTCTATTGTAGCTTTTCTTTCAGGATCCTCGTTGAATGCTATAATAGCTCTTCCAGCATTAGAAGTACCTCCAAACTTATCATTAATCTTATTCTCTATTAACTGCTGTGCTTCTTCATCTGGCACACCGTTATTG